GAAGATGAGTATTTCACAGTATTAGATATTAAAGACACTCCAGAAACAATAAATGAGGTGATAGAGTTGGCTATTAATGGACGTGAGGGTAACGAGTATGTTACTGGAATAGAAATTAATAAAGCTGCAGGATTACCTTATGCGACTTTTGGAGCACAACTAAAATCTGATATGATTGAAATTGATTCTCAAACAGGAAAACGTCGAATAAAACCTAACAATTTTGGTAAAGCGTTGAAAGCTAGAGTCACTTATAAACTGAACAGAGCATCGAAAGGAGTTAGAGTAATATCTTTTAGTAATGCAAAGCTAAAAGATGCTGCTATAAAGTTGGACTATGTTAAGAAAGGAAGAGGTAGAATCTTTCATAGTATAGCTCTTGATAAAATTATATGTGATTTAGGCTTATTTGGTAATTTTAAAGAAGCTTACACGCGTGCAAAGTTAAAAGTTGAAAGTGCTTTAACATTAAATACACATTCAATGGGGGTAGTAAGTATCGTCGAACATCTATTAAAACATAAAAATTTCACTGATGCTGATTTCACGAATTTCGATCAGCGACTAGCACGTAACCTTCTGTTACGTGTTGGGGATATTCAATGTAATATTATTAAAAAGAAGAATCCTCGAGATGTATGGGATACAGCTAGACGTATACTTATTTTAGAACAAGTTGATACGTTGGTTGTTGAGTATCAAGATATTACATTAACGCATCGAGGTAATAAGAGTGGTGAAGTAAAAACAACAATTGATAATAATATGGCAAGAGAGCTGGCTGATTATTATTGCTGGTGTAAGATAATTTTAAAAGAAAGAGATCTCAATTTGGAAAATATACGTGAAATTACACTCGAGAGATATAGAGAAAATAGATCTGCAATTGGTTTTGGTGATGATGAAGTTGAGGCTATTTCAGATGATATTATCTCCGAATATAACTTTGAAACTAAGAAAATCGAATTAGAGAAACTCGGTATGGTCGTTACTCCTGGTAACAAAAGCAAAAATATAATGAAAGTCACTCCGTTTAATGAATTAACGTTCTTAAAAAGAAAATTTGTTTTTCAACATGGTATGTGGACTATGCCTTTAGATGTTAAAAGTTTAGAGGCACCATTTGTTTGGACTAAAATCCATGATCATGATTTGGACATATGGTATGAATTAGTAAAGGATAGATTGTATGAAGCACTTCTACATGGAGAAGAGTATTTTGATAATTTTCGTAGAAAATTAGAGAAATGTTCTGATTCGAGATTGTATAAAAAGATTTATCCTTTGATAATTCAAACATATGATACTGTACTTGTACAGTATAAGAAAAATTATTATGAGCATTAGAACAGATATTTTTAACAACCATACCACTCTCTTAGGTATCTTAGATGAGGAAGGTGTATCTGAAAATAATAATCGTTTTTCAGATGTGGAGAAAGGAATCTCACAACTTGAGAGTCGCACATTACAAACTCAGACACAACTTGTTGATTTATCAACTATTGTAGCTAAAAATCGTGCTGATTTTAATAGTTTTGAATTGAAGATTAAAGATATTCTTACTTCTTTAGAAGAAGGAATATCGGAGGCAAAATCTTTAGCTACAGGAGCTGATAATAAAGCAACAGGAGCTGTTGAAACCGTAAATACGATTTTAGATACAGTCCATCAATTAAATAACAAGGTTTCAAGTTTAACTGAAAATTTAATAAATGCGAATGTTGATATTAGAAATTTACGTACAATAACTACATATCATGCGTCTCAGATTGAATCTAACTCGAATAAAATTGAATCTCTTTCAAAACAAATCGATGCTATGAGCTATCCTTTTATCATTTTACAGCGTACAACTAAATTTTACTATAGAGAAAATAATTTAGGTAAGATCATACTAGTGAATTGGGATACACCTAGTTCAATAAATACAATTGTTCTGGCTAATGAACGTTATTGGGCAGACATACAAGTAAATGGTATGTGGAAAAGAGGTATAGTAGAATTAATTGCAGATTGGGATAGCTTTAGAGCGATAGGTACATCACCATATCCTATCCAACAGGGTGTTGTACGTCTCCAAACGATTTTCGGATCGCA